TAGGGCACTTCTATGGTAACTTCCGAATATGTATTAAACTTTAGGTCTAAGGTCAGATTTAATAACCTGCCTAAATCGCCTATTTTTTTTCTGTTTGGGTAACATATTGCTACGTCTGGTACAACATATTCCCCAAAGACATTGAAATCTTGTAACATTATGAACCCACCTTTCGGGCTGGTGTATATTTAATAACGACAGATGAAAAGATTCCAGTTAATGTAATAGCGTTTGTTCCTTGAACTAAATACATGTATTTACCATTGAACCTATCTTGTATACCAGTTCTGGTTGAAGAAATCGTTCGTAAATCACAATCTATTGTGATAATTTCTCCAGAAGTTACCGTGGTAAATAACATAGCCGTACTTCCCGTATCTGTTGTATTGACAACAGAAACATTACTTTGATTACTTGCAAATCCGAGTGTAATTTTGGGTTTAGTATATCGACTATTATCTGATGTATTAGTTACTCTTATATTTCCAGTTGTATTGTCTGGAAGTGTTACTTTCCCCAAAGCCGTAACTACTGTATTCCAATTATCTACAGTAAACGCAAGCGTATTGCTAGTAAGCCAAACTTGTTCTGGACTATAATTTCCAGCAGAAATTTCTCGTTTTCCACGTAAACCAACTTGGTCTATAGTTATCTGTTCATTGTCTGCATTTATTAATTGGTTTCTCGCCGCATTAAGTGGTGAGGATAAAAATTGTGAAACATCTGTTTGATAATTCTTGCTCCAATCTGTCCAGAGTTGTGAATCAACACCGATATTGTTACCTTTGGAAATTGTGTCTTGAATCAACTCGGCAAATTCATGCGCTGGGTCATCAAGTCGATATCTGTTCGCAAAAGTCATCGAAAAGTCTGTTGGGCTATAAAAATTCAAATGAAGTTGCAATAATATCGGTGTTGCCCACAAGTCTTGTTGTAACTCAACGTTCACAACGCTACCAAGCGATAATTGATTTGTGACTTGTAAATAATCCTTTAAAAACACAAAGTTTGCGCTATCAATTGAAAATTCAAATCTAGGTTGGGACAGCTTATCTAAAATATTCTTACCCTGATTATACAACTCTTGTGCTTGATTTTGTACATCGACGTTTGTCATTATAGATGTTTTAATTAAATTTTCGTTCTGGTAAGAACTTTCAATAATATAATCGAGTAATTCGTTGTATAAATCACCAGAAAAATTTGTTGCAAAAGAAAGTTCTGTGTTAATATCTGCCAAAACATCTGCTTGGTCTTGAATATCCGACTGTACGCCCGTTATTTCGTCATTAACGATTTGTATGCTTGAATCAATAACTGCAATTTCTGCCGCCAAATCGGATAAATCTGTTTGCCCTGCATCAATTCTAGTTTGCATAACAGCTTCCACCGCCGTTTTTTCGGATTTTAGCGATGTAAGTTCTGCCTGATAAGTGAGCAAATCTGTGTTCAGTGTCTTATACGTACTTAGCGCGGTTGCATAAGTAGATTGATGTGCGTCGATTTTTTGATTCCATAAATCAAGCGCGTCATATAAATCTTCTGACATTTGTCCCTGTTCCATTGGATATGAAAAATCATAAATAAAGTTTGTGCCTAGCGGGTTTACAGTTCTTATATCTAAATCTCCGCCACCAAGCACCGACAGAGCGGTCACAAATTCGTCTGATTTTTCTGTAATTTGTGCGTTTTTAATTAGGTTATCATAAGATAAATATATTGCCGTAGTGTTTACTATGTCGTCGGTATCTTTTACATACACAGTTCTGGTTTCACTATCAAATACAAAGAAACATTCATATGCACTAGATACACTATTTGTCATAAAGGAGTACAGCGTTTCGCTTGTAACGTCAAACGTTCTGTACTTTGTCCACAACGACACTGATACAGAACCGAGTGTCCAGTTTGGAATGTAATCCATTATTTTTGACATTATTGTTTCTGTGGCGGGATTCGTATCATAGAACTTATATGTCCCCTCCAAAAGACTGACTGACCGATATGTAAGTGCATATTCTTCTGAATATGCTGGAATGGTTTTGTATCGTTTGACACCATCGTTTGTTTCAACTACATTTTGTATGATGAAGTAACCATAACCCACAACATGTAGTTTATTCTTCTGTACTAAATTGTCATAAAACGGCGTTTTTATTCCATCTACTTCGTAGGGCACTTCTATGGTAACTTCCGAATATGTATTAAACTTTAGGTCTAAGGTCAGATTTAATAACCTGCCTAAATCGCCTATTTTTTTTCTGTTTGGGTAACATATTGCTACGTCTGGTA